AGTTTTATATAATATATTAAAAGATTTCAATTTTCTTAAAGATGATTATCAACCATTTAAAGAACAATATTTAAAATCTTTAAAATCTAAGTTTATCCCACGATTTCATCAAGAATTATTTATTGAAAAAATAACAAGTTTGGTTAAAAAAGATCAAAAAAAAATATTAGTTGGTGCTATACCACGATCTGGAAAAACTTATATAATGGCTGGAACAATTCTAAAAGATTCTTTAAACGCACCTAAAGGAACATTTAACAATTATATAATAATAACTCCTGCACCAAATGAAACATTAGATCAATATTATAAAGCATTTACAGATTATTATGACTTTAATGATTTTAAGATTCGTAAAATAAGTGAAAATGGGAAATTAGATCTTACAGTTGATAAAAATAAACATAATGTATTTTTAATTTCAAAACAACGATTAGGTTTTAAAAAAACAGAAGATACAAATACGATTAATACAGATAATGAGTTTAATTATACAAGTAAAGCAATAGAACAAATTAAAGAAAATATTAATAAATATTTTGGTGATAATAAGTTTAGAGTTATATTTTTTGATGAAGCACATTTTGGAATGACTACAAGTATTGCACAAGACATTTTTAATGAATTAGATAAATTAGATAAATCATATAAAATATATGTAACTGCAACTTATAATAAACCGAAGCAGATCTATAAAATTGAAGATAAAAATATTATTAAATGGGATTTAAATGATATTAAATTAATTAAAAATATTAAATCTGAAACTACATTTTATAAAGCATATGGAAATCTTGAATCTATATTTGGAAATAAAATACTTGATAAAGTATTAAATAACAATGGGTTTAATATTACCAAAAGTAATGTAAATAATGTTAAAAATATTATACATCAATATAAAAACTTTCCTGAACCATATTTAATTACATCTGTATGGGATAAAGAATTTATAGATACTGAAATATCAAAAATAGGAACTAATAAAACATTTGGTTTTGATATGGGTAAGTTATTTGCTGTTAAAGATGATAAATTTGAAAATGAAGAACAATTAATACAATTTTTAGAATATTACTTTGGATATTATACTGATAAAATAACTGATAATTATTATGAAACAAAGAATGAATATAAAAAACGTGGTATTATACCTATAATTGAAAATGTATGTTTAAATCATTGTAGAACACTACAAACACATCATAAAACAACACAATTATGGTTTTTACCACCTAATAATATTAAAAAAGAAGTTAAAGCTTTAATAGAATTATTGAAAAAAGATAAGTTTAAATATATTTTTAGTAGCTATATGTTTTATATAGCAGTTAATAAAGATAAAAAAGATATTACTAAAAATCCTCATAATGTGCAATATATGAATGATCCAAGTAAAATTAAAAATGAAATAGAAATATTAGAAGATAATTTAAAAAACAAAGCAGAATATAGTCAATATAAAGGATTGATAATATTAGCGGGAAATAGATTACAATTAGGAATATCTTTATCAAATGTTGATATAGTATCATTATTTACAAATATATCTGCATCTGATGCAATATATCAAATGTTATTTAGAAGTATGACTGAAATTGATGAAGATATACAGTGTGATGGTATAAATTATTGTGCAAGAAAACGATATGGTTTTATGGTTGATTTAAATCCACAAAGAACTTTATATACAATTGATTATTTAACTGATATGTATTTAGCATATCATAAAGATAAAAATAGTAATAAAAAATATGAATTAATTGCAGATCTAATTAATATAGATAAACATAAGTTTATTGATAGTTATAATAAAGAAGATAAAGAAGGCTATCAAAAATATGTGAAAGAGTTTTTTAATAAATTATATACTGCTTGGGATGCTAAAAGCACTGAAATAAAAGAGATATTAATTAAACAAAATATATTTGCAAATGATATATTTAAACCTGATTATGATATTACAAAGTTATTTACTAAAATAGAAAAAAGTAAAACAGAATCTAAAAGTGCAGTTAATAAACCAAATACAGGACTATCACCTGGTAAAAAAAGACAAATATCAGATATTATTAAATCGGATGAAAAAAAAAAGAAAGCAACTTGTGAAGAACTATGGATTTATTTATTTTCAGAAGTTATATCAATATTATCATTAATAACTTCTTATACTAAAGAGGATGGAAGTGAATGTATATTAACTTATAATAATACTACTGAATTTATTTATGATTTACAGCATATTATTAAGAATATTAAAGATGAAGAAAAAACAATGTTATTATATACTTTAAAACAAAGAATAGTAATAAATGATAGTATTGATGATATTTATTTATTTAATTTAATATATAATGGAATAATTAAATTAGGAAATGTTCAACAGTTATCAGGGGGTAATATAACTGATATTAATAAACAAATACATTTAAGAAAATATAAATTGTATAATATCACTGAACCTGATAAATTATTAGAATTTATTAATGAAAACTTAAAACCTAAAATTATTGAAAAAAAAGAACGTGGTGAAGTATTTACACCTATGACACTTGTAAATGAAATGTTAGATACTTTACCAGCATCTGTATGGATCAATAAAGATCTTAAATGGTTAGATCCTGCAGCAGGAATGGGTAATTTTCCTGTTGCTGTTTATATGAGATTAATGAAAAGTCTTAAAGATGTTATAAAAGATGAAGAAAAGCGTAGAAAACATATATTAGAAAATATGCTTTATATGATTGAATTGGATAAAAAGAATGTATTTATGATGAAAAAGATATTTTGTGGTAAGAAATATAAACTTAATATATTTGAAGGTAGTTTTATTGATTTTAAACATTTTACAAAAGTTGATATAGAATTGAATTTTGATATTATTTTAGGCAATCCTCCATTTCAGTATAAAGAAGAAAATAAGCAAGCACAACCGATATGGTATTTATTTATTAAAAGATCATATGAAGAATTATTAAACGATAAGGGTTATTTATTATTTGTTCATCCATCTGGTTGGAGAGATATAGATGGAATTACAAGATTTATTTATAATTATATTAAAGAAAATAATTTAATTTATTTATCAATGACAAGTTTTAAAGAAAGTCAAAAAATATTTTCTGGCGTATCAACAAATTTTGATTATTATTTAGTTCAAAATATAAAAACTAATAACAATATAACTATTATAAGTGATATTGATAATATAAATAATGATAAAAGTAAAGAATATAAAATTGATTTAAATAACTGGAATTTTATACCAAGTGGCAATTTTAATAAATTTAAAAAAATATTAACTAAAAATAATAATGTAAAAATATTACATGATAGAAGCATGTATGGAACAGATAAAAAAAATACAAATAAAATAAAAAATAATATATTTAAATACCCTATATGTAATTCTATTAATAAAGATGGTAGTATAAAATTTATATATTCTAATAACATTGACGGACATTTTGGAATACCAAAAGTTATATGGTCTAATGGCGCAGGTGATCCTATTATTGATATAAATGGAGATTATGGGATGTCTGAATTTTCATCTGCAATTGTAGATAATAAAAAAAATCTAAAAAAAATTAAGAATGCAATGATTAGTGAAAGATTTATCAATTTAATGAAATATTTAGTATTTAAAGAAAATCATACATATAATTACAAAATAATAGCATTATTTAAAAAAGATTTTTATAAATATTTTTTACCTAAAAGAGATAATAAATCAGTATCATTGTCAAAAAAATACAAATCAAATAAATCAAATAAACGTAATAAATCTATTTAAATCAATTATTATTAAACATATGTAATTGCTTATTGTTTTTAATTTCTTCTAACATTTCAATTTCTTCAATTTTATTAAGTTCATCATTTAATATTTTAATTTTATCACTTATATTTTTAAATTTCATATCTAATTCATATAAACTATCTTCATATTTAATTGAAGCTATATTATTTGCTAATTTTTCTAATTCTATAATAGATATATCAGGATACTTTATAATTAAATCTTTTTTAATTATTTCAAATTCTAATATTTTCATTCTATTATACTTATCTTGTTTTACAATTCGTTCTAGTTCTAAATAAGTAAATTCACGATACAATGGCGATAATTCTGAATTAATTCTAATTTTTTTAGAATAATTACTTGAACTAATTTTATGATGATAAATATAATTTGTTCCATAACAAATTCCAAAACAAGCAAGAAGTTCCATTTTATATTAAATGAAATATTACATCATTTTTTATTTAAAACCTTTTATGAAATCATCCATATTCTTTGTTCCCATACTTGAATTACAATTTTGACAAATTGGTTTTAAATTTGATACTATTATTTCACCACCATTTGCTTCTGCGATAATATGTCCGCAATTAAAAGACATTTGTGTAATATCCGTAGTTTTACAACAAAGACATTTAGATTTACCAATATCTTCACCAATATGTGTATTCCAAACAAGTTTTTTTATAGCAGAAGGAATAGCTTTCTTTTTCTTAGGTTTATCATATAAATGTTTATTTTCGTTAAAATCTTTAATTATACTTTTGATATCAAGATTAATTACTTTTAATTCTTCCACATCTTTTGTTTTTTCAATAATTTCTAGTAATTTATCAGTGTTTTTATATTTTTTAGCAAATTTGGAATAAAATATTTTTTTATCATTATCATTAGTGTTTTTTACAAATGACATAATATGTTCAATAGTATTATTTTTAAGAATTTTATGAGTCATAGGAGGTGGTGGTGGAATTTTATTTACCATTGTTTAATATGTAATTTAATTAATTTTTGATTACATCATTTTTTTATAATAAAATTCATAAATCAAAATACTTTTTAAGGTTTATATTTAATTTTTTATTAAAAGTTTCAAAATTATTAATATAACTATAATAATCATCTTCTTCAATTTTAGTATTAATATCTTTAAAAAATCTATAATATATGTAGGGTAATCGTTAGATTCTTTAAAATATATAAAGCAATTAAGATATAAACATCATTATGATATAATAAAAAATATATAAAGATAATATTAGACGTTGTTTTCAATATTCAACTTTAAATAAAAAAAATAAATCTATTGAATATCTTGGTTGTTCTATAGAATATTTTGTTAAATATTATAATGATTTATAATAATAATGATGATAATTAATGATAATATTACTAAGTATAAACCATGTTATATTCAAAACTACTAAATAATATAATATATTATATCGTATTAAATTAAATATATTATTAAATTGAATATATTATATATATTAAATGACTAAAGATGCAATTAAAAAATGGAAAATAAAACCAAATATAGATCCATATGATGGAAGTGAAATTAAAACTTCAATCGTTTTAAATAGTAAATATGCGCAATTATATGAAAAATTTATTAACGAACTAACATTAGGACTAAAACCGACAAATATTAGAAATCCAACAAAATTTGAAAATATTAGAAAACAACTTCCAACCGATCATATATATGTTTCTAAAGAAATAGATTATATTAAAAATTTAAAACAAAAATATAGCGATCCTGAAGAAGATAAATGGATAGATTTTTTAGTAAAAGAAAAAAGCTTAATTTATGCTAAAGAACAGATATTAGATAAAAAAGGTTATACAGTTTATGACCATTTATTTATGCATTTTTATTTACTAAAAAATAAAAAACATTTTAAAGATAATGATATAAAAGAAACATATATAGATAATCAGGAATTTTTATATGAAACTATTGAAAATCAAATAAAATTAGTTAAAGCAGTTGATATGAACTGTTATGAAGTTATTGATAGTATGTTGAAATTTACAAGTGAAGAGGATAAAGGTATAAACTTTCAAGTTAAAAGAACAAATGTTTTACAAGATGAATGGCCATATCAAGTTCCACCTCTTTTAGAATTTTTTACAGAATATATATATGAGATTATTTATTATTTAATACCTATACAAACATTAAAATCAATAATATTTGACGATTATTTTTTGTATGGTAATAAAATATCAAGATTTGTATTAGATAATAAAAAGAAAATAGAATATATAGATAATAGTATAAATTTTAATAAATATAGACTAAAAACCATATTAAATTTAATATTAGGTTCAATGTATAATAGTGATAATAGTCAAAAAATAGATATTAAAACATTTTTAAAAATACTATGGACTGGAGTTAAAGATATAATATGTGAAGAACAAAAATATCTTACTAATAGAAGATTTAATCATCCAATATTGGATGAAAAAGTTTTATACTTAAATATTAGCAAAAATATAGGCGAAGCGGAAATTAAAAATATCAAACTGTTTTTTGTATCATCTTTATTTGATATTGAGACTGTTCATAAAGAATCACAAGAACATAATAATGTATTATATGAACCTGTTATAGACCCTTATAATAATTTACCGGAACCACCTGAAATGCCTAGAGCGCCAATTATTAGTCAAGATTTACAAAAATATAAAATGACATCACATATTAAAGGAAAAAATGCAGAAAAGGAAAAAGAGTTAAAAGAATATTTAGAAAAAGAAAAAGAATTTAAAAAGGAATTAAAAAGTTATGATAAAAAATTAAAAGAATATAATGATAAATATTTAGCTAAAAAACTATCACCTTATTTTTCAGTAAAACTATCACGAGCAAGAAGTGTAATAAACGATAAAAATTCTTTAAGATTAAGTTATTCCCCTTTAAAAGTTTCAGCTAAATCACTAACCAAATTTAAATCAAATAAAAATAAGGCATTATTATCAAAATTTGAAAAAGAGCCATATAGTAGAACATACAAAAAGAAAAAAGATGAGGAAATGACCGATATGATTAATGCCCAAGACCAGGTGTTAAACAGAATACAAACAGGGCGATACAGATGGCACTTTACGAGAGAAACAGCGGAGAGAGAGAGGGAAAGAGAAGAGTTACCACAACAACAATTGTTGAGAGCAAGAAGTAACAGCATCAGTAGCCCTAGTAGTACTATGAGCCCAGACCATTATGCAAGTAGCAACAATGGCAGAAGCACTAGCAGTAGATCTAGTAGTGGCTACAGTTCAGGTGGAGCGCCAAAAAAAGCATATTTGCAAATGTTTCAAGGAGGAGGTAGTAAAGAACCACTTTCAAAATCAGATTTAAAATTAAAACTTGCACTTGAAGCAAATAAATTTAAAGAATTTGCTAAATCATTAAGTCCTTCCGGAAAATCACCAAGACAAAAGTATATAGGGTGTGATCTAAATGATAATGATCCTATAACACAGGAAACCCTTGGAGATTTACATTTAAAAAAAATTAAATATTTATCAAAAATAAAAACAAC